CTGCACTAAAGAATAATCCTGTATCTGTATCTCCGTCATTTGATAATATAGGTAAAGCAGCAGTACCATCTCTAAAGTGAACCTGTCCGTCTGCAGACATATCAATTTTTACTGCTGTAATAAAAGAACCACCATCACTACCTCTTAAATTAATATCTCCATCAGAAGTATTACAGGTAAAACTAATACCTGCAGCATTACTCAAAGTTGCAAAAAGCGTACCATTATCTAAAAATCTAGTTGCTGTGTCTGAATCTATATCTACATTATCAGCCGCGTCTAATTTTAAATCATTAGATGAAGCTATAGTTAAGTCTGTACCATCACCTTCAATTTTTTCTCCATCATCACCAAATGTTAAACCAACATTAGCTGGTATATTTACATCTGTTGCAGCATCTAAATTAATATCTACTTCTGCATCAAGAGTAATATCACCAGAAGATAGTGAATCTATCTCAGCAATTTTCGGTGTAGTTAAAGTTTTATTTGTTAATGTATCTGTAGATACAAGAGACACTAAAGTTGAATTAGAACCAGCTGGTAATAACATAGTGTTAGTTACAGCTGCGGAGTGGGGTTGAGAAGCAAGAGTTTGACCATGTGAATTCGACTCACAATTAAATACTATTCTTCCAGAATTTGTATTACCTCTTACAACAACTGTTCCTGTTCCGTTGGCTGCTAAGTCAATAGTAGCATTTGAAGTAGTAACAATATCTTGACCATTCATGTCAAGATCACCACCTAACTGAGGTGAAGTATCTTCTACAATATTACTCATAGTACCAGCTGCTAGTCCTGAAACTAAAGCTGATCTTGTAATTTTTTTAAGACCACCACCAGAGGTATCTACTGCCATTAATACATCATCAGCTGCAACAGTTGATATTGCAGATAAATCGCCAACAGCTATTGAATTAAAATTTGTACCATCTGCAATTAATAAATTACCTGCAGTATTTGTACCCATAGTAATATCATCACCTGATACTGTAAGATCTCCCGTTACAACCACATTGCCACTAAATGTAGCTTTACCAGCATCAGACATATCAAAAGTTAAAGCTGTTATTGTGCTTCCACCATCATTGCCTTTAATAAATAAATCTTTATCAGATACTTTACTTTCTATAGTAACATCACTAGATGAATTAGATATACGAAACATTTCTGTGCCGTCATCTTTAATTTGAACACCATTACCACCACTACCAGCATCTAAAACTATAGTGCCATCAACATCTATTGTTAAACTACTACCAGATGTAATATTCATACTGCCACTGTCAGAAATAGTGCTTGAATCTATAGTAATATCATCCACTGTTAAAGTTGTAAGAGTGCCAACAGAAGTAAGATTAGGCATTGTTGTAATTTCATCATCAAAGTATGCAGCTAAATCTGTAACTGCAACCTGTACCATTGTACCATTATCGTTTAATACAACTCTATCAGCGTCTGCAACTGTTGTAGAAGTAGCTGATGTTCCACCATCTACTATATTTAATTCTGCTGCAGTTGCAGCTATAGCTGTACTTCCAAAAGTAAGCCCACCATCTGGAACAACAATACTACTACCTGATTGTGCAGTAAAAGTATTTGCTGTAAATTGAAAATCATCGGCTCCTGCAATTTTAATGTCTATTTGATCATCTGTGTCTGCTGTAATACTTGTATCTGCATCAGCATCTAAAATAAATTCTTCTCCATTTAAATCTTGTGCTCCAACTCCGCCACCTATGTTTGTATCCACAACATCTGTACCGTTAGCATATAAAATTTTTGTTCCTTTATCGGATGTTCCCCAAGTAACCCCAGTTTGGCCAGATACTTTTACTGTAACAGTATATGCACCTGAACTTTGGTTATCTATAATCCAAACTTTTTCATTAGCTGGAACTGTAACTACTGCATTACCAGTGATTGTTCCTGTTAATGCTATAACTGCGTGACGAGCTACGTCTCCTGTTGAACCATCTGTATAAGTTAAAGCTACTGTACCACTACTTGTTAAAGCTTGTGACACGTAACCATTAATTGCTTCTTCTAAAATCTGTATATTGGTATTAGTTTTTGTTCCCCAAGTTCCGGCGTTTTCGCCAGTTGCCATTAACTCTGTTCCAATATCTGTATAACTTGATGCCATAATTTATTCCTTAAGGTGCTGGTGAGTTGACTGGTATTCTAACTGTTCCATCTGTATAGTCATCTCTTCGTCTTCTACCTAGTTGTTCTCCTCCAAATTTTTGTACTTCTTGTTGGTATTTTTGTTCGTATAATTGCAGCATATCAGCTGGGCCTTTCAAGAAACCATAAGTTTCTGCTAGGCAACAATATAGCAGACCATTTGGAAAATTCATACTAATATAATTAGTATCATTATTTTCTAATAATGCTGGAGCTGCGTTGTAGTGGATTTTATAAGCAAACGTCCCGCTTGGTGTTGGTGATACAATTATAGATCCAGAGTTTGATGAGCTTTCTCCAGTAGCCCCAGTATCTAACATTGCATAATATTTTGGTGTGCCAGTAGATGTAGTTGCTGAAATATATTCTTCTAAAAATGTTAAATCTCTTTTTTCTAAATATGTATTAGCTCCAGTATAAGTAGATCCAGTTGCAGTATAAACTTGCACTGCTCTAACAAATACAGCTCCTGCAGGAACTGTTACAGTGCCTGTTCCAGATGTAAAATTACCTGTAGATGTTTTTCTATCAGCATCAATTGGTACATCTCTAAAAATTCTATATTGTGCATTTAATATTATGTTTTCTAAAACACTATCAGATAGCACTGTAGAGCTAACTTCTGTATAGCTTTTTATTTGTGTTTTTAATCCTGATGCACTTAATCCTGCCATATTACGCTGTCAATGTTGCTGGACCAGCCGAGCAACTATTGCCTCCTCCTGATACTCCTCCACTTGTAGCAGTGTTTGTGTCTACAGTAAAGTGATAGAAATTATCTGTTTGTGTTATATTTCCGCTTGAATCTCTTTTGCCAACTGTAATCGAGTAGCCAGCAGATTTTGCTACATTTGATCCTGTAATACCGTCAAAATTTTGTGGATTATTAAATGACGCAGAAGTCGAAGGGGCTCCTCTAAATCTAACAGTGTCTCCCGTTGACCTACCGTGCGCTGTTTCAGATACATTAATTATACCAGAACTAGCTGCAATAGTTTCAAAAGGACTTGGCCCTAATATTGCAATAACTTCATTTTCAGTTCTATCGGGTCTTGCGTTTAATAAACCTTCAGCATCTCCTCCTCTAGTTCTTAATTCTAACTGTGGATGTTTTCTTTCAAACTCTGATCTATGAACAAAAGACCCATTCCATTCTTTTAACATTTCATTATATGGAAACTCCATTCCTGATCTATCTGATATTGCTTTTGAATATTTTCCTCTTGCCATTATGTTCCTGGGTAATAAGTTTTAGGTGTTATATGAACGCTAGTAGAAGAACCATCTTCAGATAACGCTCTAGCTAATTCATCTTCATAAAGTAATTTCATTTGTTGAACTAACTGTGGGTTAAATTTTTGTGCTAAATAAAATGCAAGTCCAGATACCATACAAGGTACAAATCTAAATGGTACATCTGTTGCATCTGTATAAGTTGAATCTGCATCCTGTATTCTTTTTACATAATAAAAATGTAAATCTTTTGATGCATTAGATGAATCTGATGTTGGGTAAACGGTTAATGTTGTTTTATCAACAAATCTTTGTACAAAATATTGTGAAGGTGTTCCTTTAGATAATTTATTAGATAGTGCAGAATATGTTGATCTGTCTATTTTTGTTAAGGCTTGATCTGCTTGTGATGTTGAAGTTCTACTAGTTCTTAAAGTTGCTTCTAAAATATCAGCAACTCCATAAACATTTGATGTTGCATTTGTGCTAGAACTTGTACCGTCTCCAGTTGCTCTGTAAAAAGTGTACTCAGCTTGGCCTTCAATTAAATCAATATTAGTTTCAGCTATTTCCCAATAGTGCAAACCTCTATTGCCCCATTCTTGAAACATAATATTTAAAGAACGTCTTGCAGATCTTAATTGGTATCCAGAAGTTACTTGTGAGCCTATTCTCTCGTATGCTTCTGCTATTAAATCATCTACAGCAAAAGTTTTATCAAAAGTAACTGTGCCGGAAGTTGTATTGGCCATCAGTTACCTCCCTAATACGATTTTCTTAATTCTAATACTATTGTGTAATGATCATGAGCTGTATGACCATGTGTCGTTAAATCAATATCACCAGTAATTCCACCACCAGCATTATTTTTAATTCCACCAAATGATCTATAATCCCAATGTCCTGAAACATTACCTGCTGCTGCACTTCCGCCTAAAACTAAACCTACAACGTTTGAAGTTGCATCAAATTCTAGTGCTGCTCTTAATCCTCCGACATCGTACCAAACTTGATCTATTGTAACTCTAGAACAAGTTTCTCCTTGAGCATTTGAGTTTAAAGTTGATACATCAATTTTTTTTACAGAACTTTCTCCTGTTCCATCGGATATGTTAGTAAGTTTAATTACTGCTCTTTTGTCTGTGTCAATTATTGTTTGACTTGTTACTGCGTCTGCCATTTTTTCTCCTGTTAGAGAACGGGGCCAAAGCCCCGCTCTAATTAAAGTTAGTTATTATTGATCTGCAAATGCAGGTACATCTACACCTTCTGCTTGACCCCAAATATAAT